GACATTATGCGAGATTATACATCCTTTATCACTGTGCGTGGTATTGTTGTTTTTGCTAGCCGGTCCATAGAACCTTTTGTGGATCAGATAGCGTCGATGGGTATTTTTGCGTTCTTTTTGTCTCCTACATCAGGATTAGCAACATTTCTGCAAGTAACATTGGGAATTTTCTTTACAACAGTTTTTGGTGGAAAACCACTCATTAAGCCAGCAGTAGCTCCCTGGTTTTATGTCCCTTTGTCTCTATATGCCACAGTCGTAGCTGTTCCTTCCGTGGCCGCATTCTTTATAGGTATGGCGGTCGTGGATCTTTATCAAAGACACGTTCTTCAACGGCGTCTTGATAACTTGAATAATAGGCCGTTCTATGCAGAAGCCTTATCCAATCCCCCTCCGCGAAATCCTAAGCGCAATCCTGTGCTTGGTTTAACGAAGAGTGAATGGACGGTTTTTGTTAGTGCGGCGGCCTTAGCGTTTGGGTTATTGGAATGGCGTAGGCGGTCAAAGTATCGAAGACAAGAAGCTTTGGCCAACGATGTTCGTAAGCGCGGTTTATTGAGTACCGCTGGTGTAGAATTTGTTTACTATGCCTTTAAACTCGTAGCCACCATTGGATCCCTTTTTTCATTTGGGTTATGGGTCGTACCACCTTTTCAGCGTATTCCGATTATTGCTGATATGATACGATCTTTTGGACGGTTATTCATGGATGATGATCGGTTTTTTCAACAACAAGGTAGGCCTCAAGCTCGCTCTTCTGAGGAAGGCGACCTTGAGGATAGACGTTATAGACTACCGAAGAAACCAGATTATCACCAAGAGCCCATTGACAGTTCAACTTCCAGCTCTTCTGAGGATAATGATGACGATTATCGTGATGCCGCTTGGAATCATGGTTCCGGGTGGCGACGTGGTGAACGTCCTAATGAATCTTATTTTAGAACTGATGGAGCCCGTAGTGGAGAACATAGGAAACGGAGTGAGAGAATGCGTTCTCGTTTTAATTCTGAATTTTATGAACAAGAGGAGTCGATGCGTGACGCCCACTTTGCCGATGGACCGGAGGATATTTTTGATAAGGCCTTTTCTTTAAAAGCTTGGATTAAGCGTGCTAAGAATGAGCTTAAGAGATTATTGGCTAAATATAAGGTTCATGTTGGATTGATTGCTGTGGCGATCATTTTCGCTTGTTCCTTCTTTATTTACCTTCGGTATAAAAGTGTAGTGGAGGAAGGTCGTGGAAAAAATAAGGGTGGACGAGGAAGTAGGAAAAGAGTTCCCACCGTACCTAAAGCCAAGCTTCGAAAGAAGTTTATTATTTACGACGAGCAAACTATTGCTGAGTTGTATGTAAATGGCGAAAGTGTCACCCCCTCGGAATGGATGAACATGGAGTTGCCTGATGGCACTTACGTGATTATTTACGATGATGGGGATGGCCGTTTCCATGAGGATGTCATCATGGTTAATCCTTTTTTGGATAATACTGATGAGCCTCGATATGGTTACGACGATGCTGGGCAGCCTATGAATACTAAGGCTGATCTTTACGCTGAGGCAATGCGCTGGAAGCCTAGTCCGGTGCCACCACAGCCACCTGTTGGGGAAACTCCTCAGGTTCCTGCTTCTGAAAAGAAGAGGAAGAGAAACAAGGGTAAGAAGCCTGAAGAGCCTCCTAAAGAGGCTTTAGTAAAGGCATCTGATCGCGTTATGACTCAGGCTGCTTTCCAGACTGTTGGAAAGGTTCTTGATGCCACCGGGCATCGTCTTCAATATTGTGTTGGAACGATTCAAGGTGTTGTTATGAACAAGCATTCTTATAAAGAGGCTACTCATTTTGAGTTTGCTGGAAAAAAATTTGCTAAAACCCCTGTCAGAGGTGATCTTGTGGATCTTCACGATGATCTTTGCATTTGCCTACCTTTTGATGGTTGCCCTGCTACTCGGAAAAATTTGTTCGATGTCCCAGAACAGGGGCAGAGGATTTATGTTCTGAATGCAGATAGCACTGCTAATGGTATGGTTACGGATGTTTCACATGGGGATGTGCGTCACACCGCTTCTACTGTTGCGGGTGATTGTGGGTCTCCTTATGTGAATGCCAATGGAAAGATTGTTGGTTTTCATCGGGCCGCTGGTGATTCTACCACCAACGTAGGGATTGCAGTTTCGGAGAGGTTCCGTGCCGTCTTTGATGGTGCGGTGCCAAAAAA